ATCGTTCCGGCTTGTTGGCGACTTGGATTATTCAACGTTTGGGCAGATTTACCTGCAAGGCATTGACGGCTCCACCGTGCAGGTTGGTGACGTTGCCGAATTGTCAACGGATGTGACAATGGAAGTGCTGGGCTTTGAGTTGGTCGATTTGATTTTGCGCTATTCGCTATTCCTTTGGGAAAACCGCGAAAGCGCAACGGAACGCGGAATGTCGGAAGTGCCCGACTGGCTCAACCGCGCATGGGGCCCGTTTTGGTCCCCGAGGATTTGAGCCATGCGCATTGGCCCACTGCATGACCGCGTGCGAATTGACGACTGCGTTACCGGCAAGGATGCGTTGGGCGCGCCCGTGCGCGCGTGGCTGCCGTTGTGGGAAGCCGCCGCGCAAATCGACACCGGCAATGCGCGCGAATACTTCACCGGCACGCGCGAGGAAGCCACCGACTTGGTGCGCATCCGCATGCGTTACCACCCGCGCGCCATGAACGTGACCGCACGCGCGCGCGCCGTCGATGTACGGCGCGGGATTGTGTACGCCATAACCGGCGTTTTGTTTGATGACAAACGCACCCTGCTAACGCTGGCTTGCGTGTCGGGGGCATCCGATGGCTGAGATTCACGTTACTGGCTTGCCGCAACTGGCGCGCAATCTGGCCGCGTTTGGCAGTGACCGCGTGGTGGGCAAAATCATTCGCGCCGCGATGCAGGCCGGTGGCCGCGTTGTGCGCCCGCGCGCGGCGAGCAATGCGCGCGCGTTGGGGCTTGGCCGCCAAGGCATCGTGCGCGATTCCACCGGCCGCAAATACAAAGTTTATGGACGCATCCCCAAGGCAATAAAGGTTGGTCGCGCATATATCCCGCGTGGCTTGCCGGACCTGTATCGGTTGAACGTGGTCGCGCGCGGCCAGTCCGGGCGCTGGGGGAAAGGCATCTATAAAAACAAGGCGCCGCATGCGCACTTGATTGAATACGGCTGGAACCATAGCGGTGGCGGGCGCATCGCGGGCCGTCATTACATTGGCCCCGCGTTGGATGCAACCGCAGTGCAAGTTGTCGAAAAAATCCGCGACACGATGGCGAAGCGGATTGAAAAAGAGAAGTTTCCGCTATGAGCGTTGAAGCGCGCATGCTGGCGATATTGGAAGCGAGCACGGACCCGCTGTTGGTGCGTGCCCACAAGTCATATGGCTACGTTGAGCAGGACGACGAGAAGCAACCAACCGCATTGCCGGTGTTGGTGTTGCAGCGTGCAACCGCTGAATACCTGACCGATATATGCGGCGTTTACGATTGTTGCTTTGTGACGGTAGAGGTTAAGCATGTAGCGCGCGGCGCCGAAGAATCGCGCGCACAGGCAAACGCGGCACGCTTGTTGTTGGCGACGTGCAGCGAGCAACCACAATTAGAAACGGAGTCGGAGGAATTCGACCCTGATTTGCGCGGTTGGTTGGTGACGCAGAGTTGGCGCGTTTTTGATAACGCGCCCGACGTAACCCAACCATGAGAGGAAAGCCGCCATGGCTGCATTTTCTACCAAGGGCTTGACCGTCTGGCTGCAACAGAAGCCCGGAAGCAGCCCGGCGCCCGTGACCGCAACGGCGTTCACGAACGCGAAGCCGTCCAAGGTCACTGTATCGGCATCCGATTTTGCGAAATTCAAGGCTGGTGATTTGGTGGAGGTAAACGGCACCGGCATGAAATCGTTGGATGGCCGCGCCTTTACCGTGGGCTCTCCCGCGTCCAATCAATTTGCGTTGGTTGGATCGGATGCAAGCGGCGAAACCGCTGCCGCGACAACCGGCACCGTCACGAATTACGAAGCCGATATGGTGGAGTTTTGCGTGGCGTCGATTGAATACGCACAGCAAGCCGCGCAGGCCATTAGCGTGGGCACAACGTGCGACCCAACGGCGCAAATCGCGGGCGAGCCGCAAGCGGGCACCGTAAGCGTTACCGGGTTTCAGGACTACGCGAAAGAGGGATTTATTGAGTTCATGCGCGCAGTCAATGACCAACAACCGCGGATTTTGGAAATCCGTTTGCCGCCGGAAGCAACCGAAACGGGAAAGGGCGTTGTGCTATTCCCGAGCGCGACCGCCACCGGGTTTGGCGAAACGTGGACCGTTGGGCAGGCCGCAGGATTCACCGGCGAATTCACGCTGGGCACCAAGCCGGTTTGGTTGCTGGAATCCACGCCACTGCTAATGGCGGACGACACCGGCAACGATGAACGCCGCGAGGCCGAGGCATACGCATGAACGATGTTGCGCACGCAAGCGACACGCGTTACCGGGAAAAGGTGGATGCGCCCGAGTTGGGCGCATCCGTTTGGCTGGTTGAATGCAGCGTTGGCGAATTGCTGCCGCTGTTCAAGTTGGTGGAGGCTGGCGACACGGTGCAACTGATGATGGCGTGCCTAGCCGCGACGCTGGAAATTGACGGCGCGCGCGTGTCGGAATCGCAACTGCGTGGCATGGGCGCGCGCAAGTTTCGCACGCTGATGCGCATAGGCCCGCAGGCATTGCGCATTAATAGCATCGTGCCAGAGGAAGACATTGCAAAAAAAAGTTAGACCCGATGCGGCGATTTATGCACGTGCTGGCTTTGCGCGTCGGGGTGCCGGTGTATCGGTTGGAAGCGGAAATGCCCGCGCACGAGTTGGCGGATTGGATGCTGTATTTCCGCGATGAAAACAAGCAAGGCAATTTGCCGAGCATTGAAGACGTGGGCGCGGAAGGATTCGCGGCCGCGATGGGCGCAGACGTTGGAGGGTTGAAGGATGGCCGCGAAAGCCGGACGGCTACAAATTCAGCTAGAGCTAGAGGTGCAACAACTGCGCCGCGACCTAGCAGCGGTTAATGACCAACTGAAACGCTCCGCGAACCAATGGCAAAACACGCTTGCCGAATTCAAGCGTGGTTTTCTGTCGGCATTCACGGCGGGCGCGGCGGTTGCTGCCGTGGGCGCCGTCACGTCGGCAGTTACCAATATGCTGGATGAAATGGGCCGCATACAGGACGAGTCTGCAAAGATTCGTGACACGGCCGAGAATTTCCAGCGGCTAGAGTTTGCCGCCACGCAATCCGGCGTTGCCATGGAAGACGTGGTTTCGGCAACCGGCAAGCTGCAAAAGCAACTAGGCGAAATCGACCAAGGCGGCGGCAAGGGTGCCGCCGCCGCATTGGAGCGGTTGAATATCCAATTGGAAGACTTGCGCGCGCTATCGCCCGCGCAGGCGTTTATGAAGGTCGGCGGCGCGCTGGGTGAAGTTGGCGATGCATCGGAGCAAGCCGCGATAGGCGCCGCGTTGTTTGGCAAGGGCTGGCAATCAATGCTGCCGCTGATCCAAAGCGGCGAGGAAGGCATGCGCGCCATGGCCGATGCCGCGCGCGTTATGTCGAATGAAGCGGTAGCCGCTGGCGATCAATTCGGGGATTCCATGGCGGCGATGCAATCGGCCGCAACGCAATTGCTTTCCGAAGGCTTGGCGCCGTTGCTGCCGATTTTGAATAACGTCGCGTCCTACCTGTTGACCACCGGCACCGAAGCGAAGGATGCAGGCGGCGGATTCAACATTTTTGCCGAGGCGCTAAAGCACGCAATCGTGCTGGTGGCAGACGTGGTTGCGGGCTTCCGTCTGATTGGCGCCGTAATTACCAACATGGGGGAAACCATCGGCATTGTGGCCGCTGCCGCCGTCGAGGGATTCGGATTGATTGGGCAGGCCGCGCAGGATGCGCTAGACCCGTCCAAGCTGATGAGCGGCGAAGCGTTGGACAACATGAAGCGCAACGCGCAGGAAATGACCAAGAATCTAACGCGCGAGCTAGCACTGTCGCGCGCTGAATTCCTGAAAACTTCCGGCGCCGCAATTGATAGCCTGAGCAACATCACTTATGCCGTGCAGCAAACCAAGGCCGCCGCAACGGCGCCCGCGCCCACCGGGGCCACGGGCGGCGAGGAAGCCGCAGCCGAAGCCGCACGCGCCGCAGCCGCGCGCGAGGAAGCCGCCAAGCGCGAAAAGGCCAACCGCGAAGCGTTGACCGCATCCATAAAGGCGCAGGCCGATGCCATGCGCGATTTGCAAAACGAAGTGGACAAGGAAGACGCCAAGCGCAAGGAAGTTGCCAAGCTGGAAATGGATTTGCTGGCGCTGCAAAAACAATTGGGCGGCGCGACGGAGGAGCAAGTGCGGCAGTGGCGTTTGTCGGCCGAAGGCGCCGACGTTTACGCGCGCGCGATTTCCGACACCACCGCAAAGATTGATGCAACCGCCGATGCCGTTGCCAAGCAAAAGCAGCAACAGGACGACTTGAAGGAATCGACCATTGAGTTAGTCGCATCGCAAATGCGGCTGGGTGGCGCCAGTGAGCAAGCCGTGCGCGCGTATGAAGATATGGCGCGCGGGCTGGATGACGTGGATAAGAAGATCCGGTCCAACCGCGAGGAACGCGACAAGAACGCCGCGCAGATGGAGGAAGACCGGCAAAAGGCGCAGCAATGGACGGATGCAATCGGTTATGGCCTTGCCGATGTGTTTACCGCCATGACCGAGGGCAGCGAGCAAGCCGAGGAAGCATTAAAGCGATTGATTGCGCAAATGCTGGCCGCGATCCTGACGGCAAAGATTTTGCAGGCGTTTGGCTTGACCAATGCAGGCGCCACCGCAACCGCCGCGCAAGGCTCTGCATGGACGCATGGGCTCCGCGCGTTCGCGCAAGGCGGCGTGGTGAATGCACCCACTGCGTTTGGCTTCGCGGGCGGTGTGGGCGTCATGGGTGAACGTGGACCGGAAGCCATCATGCCGCTGCGCCGCGATGCCACCGGCAAGCTGGGTGTATCCGGCGGAACCAACGTGCAGATTTTCAACTATGCCGGTGCGGATATTTCCGTACAGCGCGACCAAGAGCGGTTGCGCATCATCGTGGACCAAGTGCGGCAGACCATTGCGGGCGACATTGCGCGCGGCGGCAACCCGGTTGCCAGTGCGATAGAGCGCGCATATACGGTGCGGCGATGATCGGCGCAACGCCCGATATGGTGCGGTATTTGGTGAATGCCCCGCCGGGTGATATGTGGGTGGACGTTTTGGAATTGACGCACGCCGCATGGCCGCAACGCTTCGTGCTGATTACCTACCAATACCCTACCCGCGTCACGTTTGAGAACGGCCAGAAGTGGGATGCGCTGCCGCTGGCGTTCCGCGTTGACTTGCCCGGCGCGGGCACCCAAGGGCGGCAGGATTTGTCTGTGACGCTGGATAACGTCGGCGCCGAAATCTGGAACGCGCTAGAGCAGGCGCAGACCAAACCGATTTATCCAATCAATGTCACGTGGCGGGTTTACCTGCGTAGCAATTTCAACGTGCCCGCCGCGCAGCCGTTGCGCCTGCAATGCGTCAACGTGACCGCCACGCAAGACGTGGTGCAAATGACCGCGCAGCGCACCGACATAATCAACCGTCGCTGGCCGCGCGTGCTCTATAAGCCGGAACGCTGGCCGGGGTTGCTGCGATGAATGCCACGCTGCTAAATCAATTCGTTGGGCGCCCGTGGGCGTTTTGGGCGTTTGGCCCGGATGCATTCGACTGCTGGGGGCTAACCGTTGTTGCCGCGCGCGTGCTCTACGGAATCGTGCTGCCGGATATTCCGGTGAACCTTGCGCGCTGGCCGGGCACGCCAGCGGTTGCGCGCGCCCAACTTGCCACCGGGCATTGGCAGCAATTGCCGGTGCCGCAGGCAGGCGCGGTGTTGGCCTTGCTGGATATGCGCGGCCGCGTGCATCACACGTCTTTGTGTGTCGGCCCGGATCGTGTGTTGCATACCACCGAAGCGATGGGCTCACGCATTGAACCGCTGCGCAACGTGGTTGCGCTGGCGCCGGATTGGAGGGTGTACGCGTGGCAACCGTGACCGTCCATTTCATTGGCGACACGCTGCACTTAACCAACGTCGAAACGCGGCGCGTTGAGTGCAGCGGATGCGTGCGCGACGCGGTAGCCCTGGCCTTCCCCGAGTTGCACCCGGCGCGCATGGTGTACGTGCGCGGCGTGCATGAAGTGCAAGGCGATGCGCGCGTGCAGGATGGCGACGAGATTCGCGTCGGCTATCGCCCGGCAGGCATCGAAATAACGTGGGCCGTCGTCGCCAAGATTGTGATTACCGCATTGGTATCTGCGGCGGTGTCTTACTTGGTCGGCTATTTGATGCGGCCCAAGCAACGCAACAAATTTTCCAGCCCCGCTTACTCCGTCAACATTGAGCAAAACGCCGCGCGCTTGGGCGGCACGGTGCCGGTGATTTATGGCCGCGTGCTTGCCCTGCCCGACATTGCATCGCAGCCCTACTCCGAATTTGTAAACAATAACGAGCGCGTTTCAATGATCCTTTGCCTTGGCATGGGTGAATTTATCGTTAGCGATATTTTCGTTGGCGAGTCGCGCATTTCCGATTATCCGGCGGGCAGCATTGCCGCGTATATCTATCCGCCGGGCGCGCACCAACAAAAGCTGGGCGTGATCGAGGAAGAAACGGGCGTTATTGAAGATTGCTTTACGGTGCCGGAGTCAACCGGCGTTGAGTTGAGCGCGCCGAACGATCCCACCGAAATTTCCGTAACCGGCACCGCATCCGGTGGCGTGCTGCGCCCGAACGATCCAACCGCCGCAACGTATTGGATTGGACTGGTGCCGGGCCAAAAATACGTGGTGACAACTTCCGCAGGCGGGCGCGCGATCCTGACGTATGTAGGCGTTGGCCCGGATGGCTCCGCGCAGTTTGACGGGCCACTGCCGCCCACCCCGCCGCCGGTCACGCGCAACGCGGTTGCAAACCTGACTGCCGCGCAGGACGCCAAGGAAGGCGCGGTTATGAAAATGGTTTTCAGCGATCCCGCCGCAGCCGCGCAAGTCCAACACCAACTGACGGTGAAGTATCTCAACGTCACGCGTGGCCCGTATCAAATCTATAAGACAACCGGCGTTCCCGATGGTGGCGCCGGTTTGCTGGCCGCGCCGCGCCTGCCGGATGATCCGGGCGAGAAGCCGCCGAGCGGTGCGCCAACGTTGTGGCTGCGCACGCATGGCAGCGGTTTTATTTCGGCAAACAATACGCCGATTGATCCGGCGGCCACGGTGGCAATAACGAGCTATTCGGAAACGATTTATTACCTGACGCCATACGTGGAAGGCAGCACGCCCACCGAAGCGGACCCGTATCGCTGGCGCGGTTGGTATGCGCTTTGTCGGCCGGGCGAACAGGTCAACGCGCTTTGGTTCGATTTGGAAATGCCCGGCGGTATCGCGTGGATTACCGACGGCGGCGATTACCAACCGATCCAAGTTAATTGGCTGGTGCAAGTGCAGCCAATCGACGATGACAGCTCACCCACTGGCGCGGTAATCGAATACACCCCCGGCATTGCGGGCGCAACGTCAAACCCGCTGCGCCGCACGTGGGGCTTTGCGTTGCCCACCGGGCGCTATCGCGCGCGCGTTGCGCGAATAAATCCGCGCGACCAACGCGCCAGCAAGGAAATTTCCGGTTCGCGCATGGCCGGGTTGCGCGCGCGCATTGCCCACACGTATGGCACGCCCGCCTATGAAGCCTGCACGTTGCTGGTGATGCGCTTTACTGCAACCGCAGGACTGAGCGCAGCGGCCGGGCGGCGAATCAAGGTGGACTGCACGCGGCGCCTGCCTGACATTTCAACCGGCGCGCTGTTGGCGACCGCCAACCCTGCCGAAGCATTCGCGGACGTGCTCGAAAATGCAGACTACGGCGCCGCGCGCCCGACCACCGAAACCGACCGCGCGCAATTGCTGAAACTGCGCCCGCAGTGGGACACGGTGAACGGATTTAACGCGGTCTTCGACCAACCAATAACCGTGGTGGACGCGCTGCAATCTGTGCTGGGTCCGGTGCGCGCAATGCCCATGCCGATTGGTTCGTTTATGTCCGTCGTGCAGGATGCGCCGCGCACGCGTGACTATGTTTTCAGCCCGGAAACCATCGTGGCCGGGACGTTGACCATTGGCTATAACTTCGACGGCACCGACGAGCCGGACCATTTGGAAGTGATTTATACCGACCCGGATTCAATGGCGGATGCGCGGGTGTATTACCCGAGCAAGGGCGCGCGCCCGGAAGTTGTGGAAATTTTCGGCTGCACGAGCCCGGCGCACGCAACCGCGTGGGCCAAGCTGACGTGGCAGGAACGGCAATTCAACCGCAAGACCGTGCAGTTTGAATTGGAAGGCGAAGGCTATTTGATAAATCCATTGACGCGCTTTGGCGTCGCGGTGCCCAACGTCGATTGGGGCAGCGGTGGCGTGGTGTTGCAGTGGGATGCGGTGAGCAAGGAAGTGCAGCTAGATACGCCGTATCCGCAGGGCGTCAATACGATTTATTTCAAAAGCGAAGCCACCGGCAAGCTGCTAGCGCCGTCCACCATTACCGCGCGCATTTCGGACTATCACTTGCGCTTGGCGGCCGCGCCTGCCGAGGAAATCCACGGCAGCGACGAAACCGGCGATGCAACGCGCTGGGTATCGACTGGCGATGATCGGTTGTTTTTTGAATTCAACGTGACCGACCTAGAGCCCACCGGGCCAATGCGCGTCAAGGTGACGGGCACGCAATACACGGCAGAAAAATATGCCGGGACGTTCGTTTCTAATTGGGTGACGTGATGGCAACCAAACTTCCAACATGGCCCGCAGAGTTGCCGATGCCAGACCGCGACGGCTACCAATACGCGCTGGGTTTCGGCTTGGTGCGCACGGCGTTCACGGGCGGCACGGTGCGCCAGCGTCGCACCGTCTGGAGCATGCCCGGACAATTCACGTTGTCGTGGCGCATGAATACCGAGCAGCTAGGAATTTTGCAGACCTTCCTAGACCTGTACGGCTATGGCTGGTTTGCCATGGATTTGGTTTCTGGCGCCGCGCGCGTCTGGCGTGACGGCTCCGATTGCTTGCTGCACAAGGTCCGTTTTATGTCGGACCCAACGCACGCAATGATTGGCCCGAATCTTTGGCGCGTATCGTTGACCGCAGAAATTGAAGCGATGCGCGACCCTCGCGCGGATACCGGCGTGGTTACATTCGATTTGGTGGATGACGTAACACCGGAAACAGTGGACGAGTTGCGCGATTGGGACACGCTTGCACTTTGACCTTTGGAGACTGCCACCATGGCACAGCACGATTACTCAATTGCCAACGCCACCGGCCTGAATTTCCGCAACGATTTGAACGCGGCACTACAGGCCATCGTGACAACCAACGCGGGCGCCGTCGCGCCCACCGCAACATTCGCGGGCATGTTTTGGCTGGATATGTCGGCCGGTGGCGATGGCGTGGTGCGCCGTCGCAACGCGGCTAACAGTGCGTGGATTTCTGATGTAGGCGTGGACCAAGTAGCGCGCGACGCGGCCGCAGCGGCGCAGGCAACCGCCAACGCTGCATTGCCGAAGGCGGGCGGCACCATGACCGGCGCAATTGTGTTGCCGAACGCGGTGCCCACCGGCCACCAAGCACTGAG